GAATCCGGCGAGACCTACTATAAAGCCACAGTCGGACTGAAGAAATATCTCGATGGTTCGGGCTATCTCATCTTTGGTGGATTCCCGATCGTAGGTCCCTATCAGTTGCTGCAGCGCGGCGAAATTCGCCTCGGTCTGGGATCAGGAATTTCAGTCGGTCCCGACTGCATCGGCGGCGGAAAAGGTCAAGAGATTCAGATCGCGGACCGCTACTTCTGACCCAATAAGTCGCATTAGCACAACGGAAAGTGCAGTCGTCTTCTAAACGACGGATGAGGGTTCGATTCCTTCATGCGACGCCAACACGAAAGAAAGCCATGAAAACTTCAGACACGCAATATAGAAACGAAATGGAGTTCCCAATGGAGGAGCTCGCTTCGGTTTTGGCTGATCTCGGTTTCAAAAAGGAGCGGCTTTCTGACCATGAACTGGTTCAGATTGCTTCTCGGAAGTTGAAGTCTCTTGGTGCTATCGCCAAACTTCAACTGTCGGAGGGTCTCTTTGAGGTCCTTATCAACGACTGATGGGCGAGATGAAGAAACTTTGGGCTGCACAGCTCGAACTGCTGTGCGACATGTATGAGGCCGATGGAGCTACACCGGAAGCCGCCTACGAACGAGCTCTTCGTGATGTCGACTACGCACTATCCGAGTGCCTGTCGGAGCAAATTGAGATTTTGCGCAATGAGATGTACGTTGCAGAGAATAATGGGCCGCGAGTCTAATGCTCGCATGGTGCAGCGGCAGACCTTTAATCTGCTGGCAAGAGGTTCGATTCCTCCGCGGCCTTCATAGGGTCTCCAACGGGATAAATAGGTCACCAAACCTTATCTCGTTGGAGACTTCTCAACATGCACTACACCGTCTATCGGATCACTCATCTAGAATCCGGGAAGGTGTACGTAGGGAAGCACCAGACTGAAGATCTGGCTGACGGCTACATGGGTTCAGGGAACCTCATTCGTAGAGCGGTAAAGAAACACGGTCTGGAGGCTTTCAAGAAGGAGATTCTCCACGTCTTCGAGACCGAGGAGGAGATGAACGCCAAGGAGAAGGAGCTCGTCACGGATGAGTTTTGCCTTCGTGAAGACACCTACAACATCTGTCCTGGCGGCAAAGGCGGCTGGGGCTATGTGAATCGTGAAGGCCTTGGCGGAACATTAGGACTTAGTCCATCTCCTGCTCATAGACAAAAACTTTCGGAAGCGACAAAGAGAGTTTTTGAAAATGACGAGTTTAGAGCTCTTTTTAGTCGCAAACTTTCTGATAGAATGAATAAGCACTATCAGAACGGTGGACAAAACGGGTTTCTTGGCAAAACACACACTGATGAATTCAAAAGACGCATGCGAGACATGCACAAAACTCACAACCTCAAATATGACAATTGCTCTGGTCGAATTAGAGTGACGAATGGTATTATTAACAAAGCCGTTTTGCCAGATGAAATTCCACCTGGCTTTGTTCGCGGCCAAACGAACAAAAAGAAACAGGTGCTCTTAGCTTAGTGGTCTAAAGCCGGCTGTCAAATTGGTAGGCGAAGCCGGCGGGGCGCACCATTGTTTACACCAGCCGACCGGCGTGATAGGATCGCGAAATGGAAAAGAAACGCTATATCTACGCTGTCGGGGATGTCCATGGTCGCTTCGATCTCATGCAGATCGCTGAGCGCCGCATCGATGAACATATCGCGTCTCACGATGCGACTGCCGTGGTGATCTTCCTGGGTGACTACGTCGATCGCGGTCCTCAGTCGAAAGAAGTTGTCGAACGTCTTATGGAGATGACGAAGGATAATCCTTCGTGCATCGCCCTCAAGGGAAACCACGAGGATATGATGATTGACGCCATCACCGGTACCGGTATTTCACTCTGGTGGCAGAATGGTGGAGATGCTACTATGACGTCATACTCCAATGATGTCCCAATGGAACATATTGACTGGATGAAGGACCTGCCGACCATGGTCAAGGATGATCAAGGTCGTGTCTACGTTCATGCTGGTCTGATGCCCGATGTCTCAGCCGACGATCAACAAGACGAGTGGAACCTGTGGATCAGGGATCGTTTCCTGAATGCGCGAGCTGATCAGTTTGATGTACCACACATCGTGCACGGTCATACGCCATACCACTACAGCAAGAAACCTGACGCGCCGGAGTTGCTGCCGCACAGGACCAATCTGGACACAGCTGCGTTCCACACTGGTATTCTGACAATCGGCGTCTTCGATGCCGATGAACCCGGTGGTCCGATTGAAATCATCCAAGTCAAAGGAGACTTTGCATGATCCGAGAAGCGTATGAAGAGAAACCCTTCATCGATCTGCGAGGCCCAGACGGAAACGCCTGGTTCCTCCGCGGAACTGCAAAGGTCTATGGCCGTCGTCTTGGATGGTCAGAAGAACAAATCGAAAAGGTCGACGCTGAAATGACATCAGGCACCTATTTGGTTCTCATTGAGGTGTTCGACAAATACTTCGGAGAGATGGTCGATCTGATTCGATAATTAAATCATTAATGCCGCGTAGCACAATGGTGGTGCAACACGCTTTGAACGTGGAGGTTGTACGTTCGACCCGTACCGCGGCATCCATGCCAGTGTAGTCCAATCAGGTAGAGGCGCTCGTCTCAAAAGCGAGATGTTGTGGGTTCGAATCCCACCACTGGTACCAACTGCGGGAAAAAGGGTTCGTAGTACCGCGTTAGTCACCGTTCCCACGAGGAACCCCGAAAGACCCACAGCGGACTTGATCCGTAGGATGCTCTAGTGGGGACGGTGCAACTTTTATGCCCATGTAGTGCTAATAGGAACACGGGCCCCTGGTAAGGGTCAATCGTCGGAGCGTAACCGGCCTTGGGTACCATTTAGTTGTTTACAACGCCGAACGGCGTGATAGAATTCTTATAACATCGAGCATATGGGAACCATGATGGAACCGAACGAATATCCGGGAGTCAAGGAAATCGACTCTGACATCGCAGACGCCGAGCGCAGGCTCGCCGAACTGAAGCAGGCTCGCGAAGTCGCTTTGGCTCAGGCTGAAGCCGAAAAGGAAGATGCTCCGCGTCTCATCAGTGAACTGGTCGATGCTGCCTACGCCAAGATTGCGGAGGCTGAGAAGATCGCAGATCGGACCGGAACTTCCTTTCGCTTCTCCCTTGAATACGGAATGGGCGGCGAATACCGGCCTGCCGGTTCAAAGGATTGGACTAATTCTTATGAGGAACGGACCGTTGGTTCTTGGTCCTCTTCCAGCAGCGACTGTTAAGGAGAATATCATGACCGACACACCTGTTATGTCCTATACCGCGGCTTGTGACTACGTGACCAAGACGGTCCGTGAGGCGGTCGCCCTTCTGGAAGCTGCCCGCGAGGTCAGTAATCGGATCGGTGGAACTGAAGAGTTCCGCGAAGAGACCGTCAATCTCTTCAGGACGCTTGAGATCATCCATGATGTGACTGAGTGGAACAGTTCGAACTGCTACGGCGAAGATCCCGAATGGAGTTCCAGCAGTTCCGACTGCTAGTCAGAAACCACGAGAGGAGAGACCCGTGGAGAAGAGAGAAATTCTGCTGGTCGGTTCGGTCCCGTTCATGTTCTACGAACTGAGCGAGGCCGCCCGCGACTACGTCAAGAAGACCAGACCGGTCTTCAAGGACATCGACGCCATCGCCGACCATGACACCAGTCAGTGGTTCGTCGTCCACCTCCAGAAGTGCAAGACCTACTACCCCGCGGACAAGGGCAAGAAGATCCTCGGTCACGGTGGTCAGTACGCGCACGTCGAGGTCGAAGTCGCCTGGGAAGACTCAACGGCCAAAGAGCTGTTCGATCTTGTTAAGGGAACTCCTGAACTACAATACAAGGTGATCAACGGCGATGCCCGGATGATCATCCCGACGATCGACGTCCTGTACGCCCTGAAGATGAGTCATCGGTTCAAGAAGAACACTCCTCACTTCTTGAAGACTCGTTCTGACATCCTGTGGATGGAGCAGATGGGCGCAAAGATTCCGCTGGTTCTGTTGGATTGGTACAAGCGGCGCGAAGCCGAGACGTATGCGTACGGTCACCCGAAGTTGAACACCACCAAGGCGGAATTCTTCGGTCGTGAGAATGATGGGTTCTACAAGTACGACCACGACTCGATCCACGTCGCTTTGGCGCGCAGGATGTTCAATGATGTTCCGGCCTACGAACACTTCAAGCCGAACACGTCTCAAGTCCTGACGTCACGGACTATGTTTGAATCGCTCGCGCAGAAGATCCGCATCCGGGCAGTCTTTGAAGAGTCCTGCGTCCTGGCACTGGAACGGTCTCAAGTGCCGCATCCGAACACTCCGGTCAAACGGAGTTTCGATTTGGCTCTCGAGAAGGTCTGCACCAGCATCACTTCTGGCTGGTTCCGTGAGTACGCTTGGCGCCATTATAACGACGTCCAACTGATGTACGCGAACCAACCTAAGCACTACAAGGACGTCTTCGACGAGGCCCTCTTCGCTGGAGAAATCCTGCCCTACAACGGCTGATTGGTGAAATGGATATCATCCCGCCCTCCGAAGGCGGAGTTAGTGGCTCGAATCCGCTATCAGCCTCCACTGTTTACCGCGCGTCATAAATACCATCAGTAATGCTGGATCAATGGAGGGCGTATGCGGAAACTGAAGGTCTATCACGGAACTAATGCTGGGTTTGATCGGTTCGATCAGTCCAAGGCTCGAATTCCAAATGACTTTTGGGGTGGCGGTGTCGCCTATTTCACTGATGACTTTGGAGTTGCTGAGACCTATGCAGCTTCTATGAAGCGGTCTAAGGGTGGTGACAAGATCGTTTACGAGGTCGAGCTACGCATCGACAAGATGTTCGATGTAGACGAGACGTTCACAGGGAAAGAGCTCACCAAGTTCTTCAAGAAGAGGGACTCTGAGGACTTCGCGCGAGGAGCAGGACTTCTCCGTCTCGGTGCCGATAAGTACTCGGTCTTGGATGACCTGGAAGAGGGCAGATTAGTCCTCACCGGGTCGGAGATCTTTTACGGTCTCTCCAAGGGTATGGTCTACACGGCTAAGGCACGGAAGCGGCTTGAAGAGCTTGGTTATGACGCGCTTCGCTATAATGGTGGAGTCAATATGTCCATGGCAAAGAAGCACAATGTCTATCTGACGTATAAGGCTGCCAACGCCGCCATCAAACAGCGATCGATCATCGACGCAAGCGGTAATGTCTACAAGAAAGCTGCATAAAATTCTTGTTTACGTCTGCGATCCGTGTGATAAGATACTTTCTAGATTATGTCTCGGCCGACGGAGCGAAAGCATAGCGGCACGGTGGCTACGAACCACTGATGAAGGAGTTCGACTCTCCTCCGAGACTCCATTTTTTGTAGATAATTAGTTCAAGTCCTGTTGGTGTAACGAAGAGCACGAGAGTTTCCTAAACTTTTGGTCGGGGTTTGATTCCCTGACAGGACGCCAAAGTTTGATCCATACGACCGAGCAAGAGAACGGGCCCGCCTGTTAAGCGGAGATGGCCAGGAGCGTTACCTGGGTATGGAGCCATTTCGATCCGATTGGTGTAAAAGTAGCTCACTTGCGTGACATGCAAGAGGCGGAGGCGCGATACCTCCATCGGATACCACTTTAGTCAGACATTTTGACTATGGCTTGCACGTATAAAAAGTAGTACGTCTGTGTTACATACAGAAGGACGGGGCGCAATACCTCGGCGAGCTACCAACTCACGGAGAGACGAATGAGCGGCCCGATCAATATCGAAAGCACCGTGGCTTCTACGGCCGGTCTCCTTTACAATTCAGTCGCTATTGAGTCCGAGATCACTGAATCCGCAAGGATTGGTGGCCGGGCTCTTGTGGTTTATAGCACCGTCGAAGGATCCGGTCTTGTCCACGGAATGGCTGTTGTCATTCAAAGTAATGTGTCGGGAAGCGCTGAAGTTACTGACGATGCGAGAGTCACAAATTGCACGATTCAGGACACTGCCCTGATTTACGGCTCTTCGATCATTGATAGTTCTACAGTGGGCGGAACCGTCCATGTCGGAGATAATGCTTGCATCTCCAATTCTACGATTATCGGCGCTGCCAAGATCGTAGGACCTGCCTACATTCAGTCTGACAATGACTGGGGTCACATCGATGACCACCGGGTCACTTGGTTCACCGATGTCAATGGCAACATTGTCTACATTCTAGATGGTGGTCTACCAATCACGTCCATCAATCTTTTGCCAACAGACGCCCAAGAGGCAGTCATTGCTTCCGTTCAAGCGAAGCGCGCTTAGTAAACACAGAAGGTGTTCGTCGAAAAAATTTGGCCCGGATGGCGGAAAGGCAGACGCAACCTTCTTAAAAAGGGTTCATTGGGAGTTCGAATCTCTCTCCGGGTACCATTTTCCAATTTACACCGCTGAAGATCGTGATAGAATCCTATCATGAATGTTTTCTACCTTTCATCGGGGCCGTGGGAATGCGCCCAATATCATTGCGACAAGCACGTCGTGAAAATGGTCGTTGAGTATGCGCAACTTCTGTCTACTGCACACCGTATGCTAGACGCTGACGTTATTACAGCTGAATTCGCTGATGGTCTCTATAAGAAGACACACGTCAATCATCCTAGCGCCGTTTGGGTCCGTTCGTCACGAGACCATTACGATTGGCTCTACACTCTATTTGTCGCTCTTTGCGTAGAATACACGTGGCGATATAAAAGGGTGCATTTGACATGGATTAAATTGAAGCATTTGCTTGAAACTCCACCAGTCAACATTCCTGACGCTGGATTTACTCCACCGCCGCAGGCCATGCCCGACGAATACAAGAACGAAGACACTATTGCGGCTTATAGAGCCTACTACCTCGGTGCTAAAAGCGCCATTCTGAAATTCACTCGCGTTCCTACGCCCCAATGGATACTGGAGAGCCAATGAATCGGCAAGAAATCTTTGAGACAGTGTCTCGACATCTATTCGCGCAAGGGCGGCGGTCGAGTGATAAAGATGGTGGATGTCTTTATCGCGGTCCCTATGGCACTTCCTGCGCTGTGGGCTGTCTGATTCCTGATGAAAACTACACAGACAGAATGGAATTTCAGGCAGTCGATTCGTTGATCATTAATCAGAAAGACCGCGGTTATACGCTTCCTTCGGACATTATCGAACATCAGCATCTACTGCGCGAGCTTCAATGCATTCACGACGCCGAGAATTCTTGGGACAATGAAAATTGTCTGCGTGCTGAATTAATTCGGCTTGCGATTACTACCAAGCTTGATTCAAACTTCCTCGACACTCTTAAATTTCCGGAGAGCCAATGACCAAGAAAGTTACCGTCACCCTCGAAGAGGATGGTCCGCTGGATATCGTCTATGAGACCTACACCTCGGATGGTTGGCGCCAATCGGCGACCATGCATCTCCTGAACAAGGGAGACACGCGCACCGTCGTGGTCCACGGATTCCAAAGGATCAGCGTTCAGGAGGACGCCTACAGCCTCTAAACACCTTCTCCCTGACTAGACGTTTGTCGCTCCTGGTATCGCGGAGCGGAGGATAAATACCTCCGTTCCAAAGATACCAGGAGATTTTTTGTGACCGAAGTCTATCTTTCGCCAAACTTCACTCTGCGTGAATTCACTCGTTCGCAGAACGCCTCTCGTTTGGGCATCAGCAATCAACCGACGCCCGAGCATCTAGAGAACATGAAACTTCTCTGTCGCCATGTCCTTGAGCCTATCCGCGCCTATTACCGTAAGCCATTGGCTCTTTCGTCTGGTTACCGCTCTAAGGAGCTGAACGCCAAGACGCCGGGTTCTTCTTCTACTTCCCAGCATTCCACAGGCGAGGCAGCCGACTTCGAAATCGCGGGAATCCCAAACATTGACGTCGTCAAGTGGATCAAGGCGAACCTTCAGTTCGACCAGTGCATCCTTGAGTTCTACGTCCCAGGTGATCCGAACAGTGGATGGGTACATTGCTCTTACGAGTCCAAGGGTCCCCAACGCCGCGAAGTTCTTACTGCGACCCGTGTCAACGGCAAGACTGTCTACACCAAAGGTCTCCCGAAGTAAAATCTTCGGGAGCTAAATTCTTTTCTCAAGTCTGCTCTAGATGTGTTAGTATAGACCTTCAGAGATAAGACTCGGAGCCATCCTTGACATCGAATTACTTCTACACATCCGTGCATAGACGCGGCAACACCCTGTTTGTGCGTGGATACCGTGACGGTAAGCGCTATCAGGAAAAGGTTAACTACAAGCCGTATCTGTTCATTCAATCGAAGGATACGGACAAAGCCTTGTTCCGGAGCTGCATCAGCGGCGAACCGGTTGCTAAGAAGCGCTTCGAGAACATGAAGGAAGCTCGTGACTTCATCGAGCGCTACAAAGAGACCCACGGTCTCAAGATTTTCGGATACGACAAGTTCGAGTACGTCTACATTTACGACGAGTTTGGCTCAGACGTCCAATTCGATCCGGAATTGATCCGCATCGCATCCGTAGACATCGAGGTCGGTTTCAACCTTGACGAGAATGGTGAACCTATTGGTGGTTTTCCTGATCCGATGAAGGCTGAAAATCCAATCACCGCGATCACCCTCTCAATGAACGGGCAACGGTACACGTTTGGTTGCGGAGACTTTCAACCTAGCGCCAAAAACGTTCGGTACTTCAAGTGTGCCGATGAATACGCTCTCATTTCGTCGTTCCTCGAGATTTACAAAAGCCTCGATCCAGACGTTCTAACTGGATGGAACATCGAAGGATTCGACGTTCTGTACCTCGTCAATCGGATCAACCAGATCCTGGGCGAAGGTCAAGCTGCGCGGTTGTCGCCGTGGGGAATGCTTGAGACGCGTCAGATCGAGATTCGCGGTAAGACCGTCCAGTTCTACTTCCCAATCGGCGTCGCGATTCTCGACTACATGCAGCTCTATAAGCGGTTCTCCTACAAGAACCAAGAGTCGTACGCTCTCGGTTTCATCGCGCAGGTCGAACTAAAGCGTGAAAAGTTAGACTACTCCGAATACGGCGATCTTCACACCCTCTACCTCAGAAACTTCCAAAAGTATTGTGAATACAACGTCCTTGATACTGAGCTGGTTGACGAACTTGAGGACAAGATGAAGTTCATCCAACAGGTCTTCTCAATGGCCTATTCCGCTGGAATGAACTACGGCGATGCTCTTGCGTCCGTACGTCCATGGGAGATCATCTGCCACAACTTCCTTATGGATCGCCGTCAGGTGGTTCCAGTCAAGAATCCTTCGAACGTCCGTGACGAGTACGACGGCGGCTACGTCAAGGAACCACAGATTGGCATGCACAAGTGGGTGGTCTCGTTCGACTTGAACTCACTGTACCCGTCGATCATTCGCCAGTACAACGTGTCGCCTGAGTGCCTTATGGGCAAGGTCGACCTTGGCATGTCGATCGACAAAATGCTGGTCGGCGGACTCGATGAATTCAAACCGATGATGCTCGAAAATGACGTCTCGATGTGCGTCAACGGTACCTTTTACTCAAGAGCAAAGCAGGGCTTTATGTCTGAACTTTGCGAGAAGATGTACAACGAGCGCGTCGAGTACAAGAGCAAAATGATCGCAGCCAAGCGCGAGAAAGAAAAGCTCAAGGATGATCCTGTTCGTGAAAAGGAACTGACCAAACTCATTGCTCAGTTCAATAACCAGCAGATGGTCCGCAAGATCTTCTTGAACTCGCTCTATGGAGCCATGGCGAACCGCTACTTCATGTTCTACGACGTCGCCATGGCTGAGGCGATCACTCTAACTGGGCAGCTCACGATTCGTTGGATCGCTGACAACATCAACGCCTACCTCAATAAGCTCCTCAAGACCAAGGATGTCGACTACGTCGTAGCTTCAGACACCGACTCTATCTACGTCACGCTTGCTGCGCTAGTCGAACAGGCAAAGAAGGGCGCTGATCTTGACGAGGTGCTTGAATTCCTCATCAAAGTATGCGACAAGGGTCCAATTCAAGACTTCATCAACGAGACGTACGCCAAACTTGCGGATACGGTCAATGCGCGCGAAAACGTCATGGCGATGAAGCTTGAAAAAGTGTCCGACAAAGCCATCTGGCGCGGTAAGAAGATGTACATCCTCAACGTCCGTTGGGACGAAGGTGTGACTCTGAATGAACCTGAAATCAAGGCATCTGGCATCGAGTCCGTAAGGTCATCTACGCCAAAAGTTTGTCGCGAAAAGATCAAAGCCGCGCTAAAGGTCATCATGCAGGGTGAACAAGATGAGCTTCACTCATTCGTAGCCGACTTCAGAACCGAGTTTCTTGGTCTTGATTGGGAGTCTATCGCGTTCCCGCGCGGCGTGAATGAAATGAATAAGTGGGAGGACAAGTCGACGATCTACAAGTCGGGTACGCCGATCCATGTCAAGGGTGCTTTGATCTACAACAATCTTATCAAGAAGAAGAAGCTCGAGACCAAGTACCCATTCATCTTCGAAGGTGACAAGGTCAAGTTCGCTTACCTGCGTCAGCCAAACCCGTACAACATCACCGTGATTACGAGCCTCGACGTTTTACCGAAGGAATTCAACCTTGATTCGTTCGTCGACCGTGATAAGCAGTTCGAAAAGACCTTCCTGAGTCCGATTGAGTCGATCACCAACGTGATCGGTTGGACCACAGAAAAGCGCGCGTCACTAGAAGATTGGTTCAATTAGGAGAACACAATGACTACCAAGACCAAGGAAAAGCCAGAAGAATTCGATTTTGGCTTCGCACATATCGACAACACCTTTGAGACTCGTGAAATAGCTGAAGAGGCTCATACGCTTCTACAGCGTCAACTTCAGGCGACTCGTGAGCACATGTTCGGCGTCAAGGATCTGGTTGATCCGCTTCTGAAAAAGCTCGAAGGCAAACCGGGTCAAGACATGATTCAATGGCCGTACGACGTTCGACAGAAGGCTATTTCTGATTTTCGCCAGCGTCTTTGGGATTACCTTAAAGCACGTCCAAAGGGACTTGGTGCCGCAGAGTAAATTCTATCGCTTTACTTCGCCCGTTGTGATATGATCTCAAATATGAAAGGACACCAATGTCAGATTTTATCAATGCTCTTCTCAAAGAAGTCGGCGACGAATACACGTCTATCGCCGACAATGCCGAATCCGCCGGTGAGGTAAGTGGCTGGATCGATACCGGTTGTCTGATGCTGAACGCCTTGCTGTCCGGTGGACTGCTACGAAAAGGCGGTATGCCAGACAACCGAATTATCGGTTTGGCCGGTGAAAGCTCGGTTGGTAAGACCTACCTCGCGCTGTCGATCATCAAGACCTATTTGGACGCTGACCCGAAGAACGTCGTGGCCTACTACGACACGGAAGCGGCGATCAACAAGGCCCAACTAATCAGCCGCGGCATCGACCCGAAGCGGGTCATCATCGCCGAGGTCGACACCCTCCAGAACTTCAAGACTCACTGTCTCAAGACGATCGATGCCTATTCGAAGGTCATGGGTAAGGACAAACCGCGTCTGTTGATGGTCCTCGATTCGCTTGGAATGCTGTCCACTTCGAAGGAAATGGCAGACTCCACCGAGGGCAAGGACGTCAAGGACATGACTCGTCCACAGATCGTTCGTGCAGTCTTCCGTACGATCACTCTGAAGGCGGCTCGTGCGCGAGTTCCTTTGATCGTGACGAACCACGTCTATGTCGGCGTCGGAATGTACCCGACCAATGAGGTCTCGGGTGGCGGTGGCTTCAAGTACGCCTGTTCTGCGATCATCATGCTCGGCAAGTCGAAGGACAAGGACGGCATGGAGGTAGTCGGTAACTTCATTCGAGCCAAAAACTACAAGTCGAGGTTCGGTAAGGAGAACGCCCAAATCTCTATGAGGCTGTCTTACAAGACCGGTCTCGACAAGTACTACGGGTTGCTCGAACTCGCCGAGCGACACGGCATCTTCAAGAAGGTGTCGACACGTTATGAACTGCCGGATGGCCGTAAGGTCTTTGGTAAGTCCATCAACGAAAACCCGACCGAATACTTCACTGAAGAAATCCTTGACCGGCTCGAGAAATGCGCCGTTCAGGACTTCTCGTATGGTGATCATGACGATGGAGAGGCAGATGACGCCGACCTTGCGAACATCGTGGCCGACGACGAAGACACCCTGGTCGTCGATCCCGAGCTCAAAGACTAAATCAGTCGGAAGTTATGGTTCACTAGAGGACACCTATAGCCGCGAAGAGATCTTGCGTCTCTTCGCGGTGGTCCCCTGTGGAACTTTCAAGCGGCTGAACTATCTCGGACCTAGTCGTCGAGTACCCGCCAGAGGACTGGCGCTAAAGCGCGTCCTCGATCCATGGCTCACTGACCAATAAGGACATCAATGAAGTTTGACCATATGGTTTTGGCGCGTCTCGTTCACGACGAGATGTACGCCCGTAAGGTTCTTCCGTTCCTGAAGTCGGACTACTTTCAGGATCACGTGGATCGCGCGATCTTTTCGACCATCGACTCGTACGTCAAGACATACAATCGTTCACCGTCGAAAGAAGCGATTACCATTGACCTCGAAAAGGTCAAAGGTCTGTCTGACGATCAGTACAAGGAAGGTGTCGATGTCATCCAGACACTCGCTGTCGACACCGTAACTGACATCGACTGGATGGTGGATAAGACCGAGTCCTTCTGCAAGGACAAGGCGGTCTACAACGCGATCATGGAGTCGATCCAGATCCTGGACGACGAGAAGCGTGGCAATGAGTCCATCTCAGCGGTTCTCGAGGACGCCCTCGCGGTTACATTCGACACGGCAATCGGTCTCGACTTCATTGAAGACATCATGGCCCGGTACGACTTCTACCACACCAAGGAGAAGCGGATCCGGTTCAAGATCGACTACCTGAACAAGATCACTGCCGGCGGTCTTCTGCCGAAGACTTTGACCGTCCTCATGGCCGGCACTGGCGTCGGTAAGACCCTTGCCATGTGCGACATGGCAGCCGGTCACTTGCTTGACGGTCTCAATGTTCTCTACATCACCAATGAGATGTCAGAACAGCGGATTGCCGAGAGGATCGACGCGAACCTTATGAACGTCACGATGGATGAACTCCGTGTTCTTCCGCGCGACGCGTTCGAGAAGAAGGCCCAGCGCGTCAAGGCTCGCGCCAAGGGTCGATTGATCATCAAGGAGTACCCGACCTCGACGGCTTCGGCAGCCAACTTCCGTTACCTCCTGCACGAATTGAAGCTCAAGAAGAACTTCATTCCGGATGTCATCTACGTAGACTACATCAACATCTGTGCCTCGTACCGGCTAAAGGGTAACGCCAACGCGAACTCCTACACCGTCATCAAGGCCATCGCTGAAGAGCTTCGCGGTCTGGCTGTGGAGTTCAACGTTCCGCTGGTGACGGCTACCCAGGTGAACCGCGAGGGTTACAAGAGCTCAGACTTCGGACTTGAGGATACGGCCGAATCGTTCGGTCTACCGGCAACGGCTGACCTCTTCTTGGCTCTGATCCAGACACCAGAGCTGGCTGAATTGAACCACATCCTGTTCAAACAGCTCAAGAATCGTTATGGCGACATTGGCCGTTACCGGACCTTCGTGGTCGGGGTGGACAAGAGCAAGATGCAGCTCTTTGATGTCGAGGACTCAGCCCAGGCAGGATTGCATGAAGGCCCGGTGATGGACAACAGCAAGTTCGGTCAGCGTACCAAGGACGAGAGACCAGACTTCAGTGCCTTCGATGGTATTAGCTAACGATAATTTTACCTCTGTGAACGGCACGGTGTGATATAATGATCATATCATCCAGTACGGGGCGTAACACATCGTGCCATTCATACTTAAGGAATCGGACCGCGCACTGACGCGCGAGGTCACCGCGTCCTCTGCCGTAGCCCATCGAGATAATGGGCGCCACCCACTCAATAACGCTAAGATGCTCCAATGGTGCATTGACACCCTTCGCGCGTCTGATCATATTGAGCTTCCAGAAAGCGTCACCGTCAGAATGTGCCGGTTGCGCCAGAAGAATACGCTTGGCTGCCATAGGACCTTCAATGACACCGATCATCTCATTGAGATCGATGTCCGAAAGATTCAAGATCAATCACGACTAAATTTTGAAGCGTACAAAACCGTCGAGGGTCTTTGTCACGAATTGGTTCACGCCGAACAGCAACTTCACGGTCGGTTTAGGACGGTTTACGACAAGTCCGTTTATGGATGGCGCACCTTTTATAAAGACAAGGAATACGCCCGACCGAAAAACACACAAGAGTATTTGGAACTGCCATGGGAAGCGGAGGCGTATGGTCGCCAGGGCACATTGGCCGCGTTTCTATGGGACCAAATCGCGGTTCATGGAAAGAAATTGTTTACATAGCCGGAAATTGTGATAGGATGTTCTTCTGGTGAAGGAGAGAACATCATGACGGACATCGGAAAGACCATCACGGAAGTCTACATCTCCACTGGTGCGCAGAATGTCATGTACACTCTGCGTCAGTCGCGGTCGAACCGCTACTTCACCACGGACTTCTACATCTGCAATCTGTCGCTCGATCTCGAGAAGGCCATCGCCAAGGCTCGGGACTATTTCGAACGGATCCACTACAAGCACGAGTTTGGAGAAGTCTTCTTCAATGACTGCCCTGAATACGATCCGCGCGAACGCCGGAAAGGCATGACGGCCAAACAGACCGACGCCGTTGACGAAATTGAACGCGGTTTCTTCCCGTTCGGTAAACATCGTGGAACGAAAATAGAGGACGCGCCCGACGGGTACGTCCTTTGGTGGGCAGATAAGGCCAATGAAGAGGACGTGGTCGTCAAGGCTCTTGCGTCCTTCTGCATGGGCGTCGCGCTGGAACGGAATTTGATCGCCAAGCGCGAAGAGAAGCGTGCCGAGTGGGATGCTCGTGATCGAGCCTCCAACCATGTCGGGGTTGTCGGAGAACGACTGACTTTCGAGAATGCAGTAGCCATCTCGATCTATCACAAAGCTAGCGACTATGACGACGGTTACTGGATCAACAAGTTCCAGATCGGTGATGACATCATTGTCTACTACGGCAAGAAGCTCGCTGAAAAGGGAGACACGGTCACCCTCAAGGCGACGATCAAACGCCACAATGAGTGGGAAGGCAAGAAGACCACCGTGATCCAACGCCCGAAGGTTCTCTAATGCGCCGAAATGATGTAGTCGCTCCCAAAAATGATCTCTTTGTCCTTTATGGACGTGTCAACCGTGTATTGCCCAACGATCAAACAGTAAATTTTCTCTTGATGAGCTATTTACACGGATCATAGAATATGATATGATCTGGATTGAACAACAAATCGTTCTAAAAAAGATCGATGATTATCAACAAGGACAACGTTATGAAAGAAGTCAATATTCTGAAAGGAGGTCGGTCCGCGGTGTTTCTCATCGCGGACCCGTGACTGCACTTTGGTCATGAAGCAACCTGCACCAAGTTCACCATGCCGGACGGCGTGACTCCGTTGCGCCCTTTCGCCTCCGCGCAGGAGATGAACGAGGAGATGGTCCGTCGCTGGAACGCGAAGGTCCAACCGCATGACAAGGTCTACGTCCTGGGTGATGTGGTCATCAACAAGAAGTTCCTGCCGATTCTGGACGAGCTGAACGGTACCAAACGTCTGGTCGCCGGCAATCACGACATCTTCGGCACTGACAACTATCGGAAGTACTTCAAGGAAATCTATGCCTGCCGTGTGCTGGCGGATATGATCCTGTCGCACATTCCGATCCATCCAGATTCGCTGACGACGCGTTTCGGAACGAACGTCCACGGCCACCTGCACGCGCATGAGGTCACGATCGAAGTTCCGGTCAGGATCGAAAACAACATCATGTTCGGTCCTACTGCTATCGTTGAGAGGGTCTATGACCCTCGATACATGTGCGTCTCGGTGGAACATGTTGATTACGCGCCTATCTCTCTGGAGGAAGCGCGTGAAAAGATCAAGGCGCGTCAAGAAGCGGCGGGATACGAACCGCCTAAGGCATGGGGCAATGGCTCTGGAGCAATGTGATGGCTGATAAGCAAATGATCGATAAGACCGCTGTCAGAGACCCTGGTGCCTGGAAGATGTACTGCATCGTTCCTCAAGAGATCGTCGATCTCGCTGAGGCAGCAGGAAATGTCCGTGGAAAACTGATGGCTCAATCCGGCCATGCGTTTCTTCACGCTTGGTGGGACGCCGATCGGTTCTTCCCTGAAAATGCAAAGGCCTATCGCGACAGTGAAAGGGCCTACAAGATCACGCTCGTCGCGCCATACGGCTACGATCTGTTTAAACTCGGAATCAAGTACGGCTCCTTTACTGGCAGCAGTTTGGTAGAGGACTCGGGCTTTACTGTTTTCGATGGGCCGACCGTGACTTGTCTGGGAATTGGACCAATCAACGTCGACGACATCGGTCCGGATCTTAAAGCGCTCAAGACGCTTCGCTAAGAGTTACAACAACTAATTGAGGGACCATTGCGGTCCCTTTAATTTTGTCTGGAATTAGACTCAAACTATCTTAGTCACTGATAAGTAGCCGGAAGCAGATCATCTCGGTCTGCTAACCGGAGACTAAGATGGAAGCCGCCTCGGCGTTCGTCTCTCGGGCGACCTTGAAGGCCGCCGTGACGAACCCAGATTCTAAGCGACACGTCGCTAAATACCTCACTCCCTTTCTACCAAATCAACCACACCACGCAATTGGAACCCACACGCTTAATCGCAATGTGGGAGACTATGACGCTGGTTCGTTGCTCACGATTATTGATCATTCGATCGATGATAAGAGACACTACGCCACAGTTCAGGTCGTCGGTGCTCGGTCTGAGATAACTATTCCTGTATCGTGGATTCAGAAGCCTGGTTCGTACGTCAATGGCGGGCTGAGCTTCGAATCGGAGCTCGTTGAGCACCTCAATAGACACGGTCTGATGACCGGAGGTGGCGCCGGATGCACCAACGGAAATGACTTCCACTTGCACGGCGATGGAGTTGTTCTCAATGGAGAAGCCAAACAGTCCGTTCGAAAGGCGGCCTTTGGACAGGTCACCCTCCATTACGATTTGGAAAAGGGATGGCACATCGGTGAGAAGGCAGCTTCGAAATACCGTTGTTATGCAAGAACCGTCGAGACTGCCACCGCAGGAGGACGATCCCTTTTACAAAGGTTGAATTCCGAATTCGGTCCACTAGACCGAACCAAGGACAGGAGTTCCAGGAATGTCTACTCTGATGACACATCTCTTGTTCCCATGGCGGCGTATCTACTGGACCATGATGTCGACGTACTGCACGTGGGGTCCCATGGGACTCTTCGTTCCGGCAGGAACAGCGGTTCCCAACTCGATCTTCCGTGGGCCATCGGCGTCGGTTATTTCAGAGTCAGGAACAAGCACCCTGGAACCCTGACTGCTCAATTCAAAGTGAGAGAAATGAACACCTCACCCATCGACATTAGCACCGATGACGGTGCAGAATTTATTAAGGAGAGACTTGTTGCGTGACTTTGAACATCTATTGGAAAACCGTCCTTTCAATTTCAACGGCATCGCTAGTCTTGTATGGCCTATTGCTGATGACGGGGCGTGGACCGGACCAAAAGCTGACTGGGAGAATAACCACTCCAAGAAATACTTCGATCATGTCAGACATAAGAGAGTCGTGGTTACTGCTGGCGGAAACTGCGGAATGTACGCCAGACTTTATGCCCAGATGTTTGAGCACGTCTACGTCTTCGAACCAGATCCGCTGAATTTCCACTGTCTGGTGGTCAACAACCAACTCAATAACGTCTACAAGCTTCAGGCTGCCGTTGGCGATAAAAACGGACGGATCAGAGTCCGTAGAGGACCGGATGTCAATTGCGGCACCCACACTGTCGAATCACATCCAGAGGCCGCTATACCTCTTATGACGATCGACTCACTCGATCTAGATGTCTGCGATCTAATTCAGCTGGACATCGAGGGATACGAGATTCACGCTCTAAGAGGTGCTATTGACACCATTAGACGACATCAACCGGTGGTCATCTGCGAAAACCT